ATATTAGCTTCAGAGGTCTTTATTCTTTCTGCTAAAGTAGAATTAACACTATCAACATAAGCTTTATAATCAGCTCTCAAACTTTCAACCTTTATATTAACATTCTTTATTTGTTGGTCAATAGCGTCTCTTTCAGATTTTTGTTGTTCTTTTACTAATCTAGCTTTTTCTAAACCGTTCTGTTTAAACAGCCCACCTGTACCCTGCCCTAACCATGTTTCAACCTCTTTATCTAAAATTTGTAAACGATTATTATATAGAGATATTTGAGACATCTCTTTGTTAACTTCGCTTTCTAATAAAGTCTTAGCACTATTAATATCATCTGAGGCTTTTTGTTTAAAGGACATTATACCGTCTCTAATTTCTTTAATACTATTTTGTTTAGATAAAATTAAATTAGATTGCTGCTCATAAAATTTAGTGTCATTATTTTTTGTTTCAGTATTATTTACAACCTCTATTGAAGCTAGTTTATTATTATCTTCTACCAGCTGTTTGCTTCTTTTTAACAGTTGAGATTTTTGGTTTTCAAAACTTGTAACTTTTATATTTGTAGCATTATAACCGTTACTAAGATATCCGTAAATTCCTATTGAAGTTATTAACATTAATACTACAGATGCCAGAAGTAAATATGTCTTAAGTAGTTTACTTAAATTACCCCAAAGTTGGTGTAATATAGAAACGGTGATTAACTTACCAACCTCTAAAATGCTACCCATTATAATAATAGATAACCCAGAACCGACAAATAATAACGATAAACCTATAACACTAAAATAAGCTGCAACACCAGCAATTGCTAAAGAGGTTATTAATATGATAATAGCTAAAAATAACATCTAATATTTAATATCCTCCGTAAACGTCTGTATTGTCGTTCTTAGGCATATCAAATACTTGTTCACGACTTACGTCGTTAATAGAAAGTAATGTGTTGTTTTCGTTATTTTGTTCTGCGTACTTCTTCTTCGGTGAAGCAGGCTGTGATCCGCCAGAAAGTATTCCGTTAGATGAATTATCATATACTTGATCATCACCACCTTCATCCTTAAGACCTGGTTCAAAGCTATATTCAAATCTCTTACCTTTTATAATCCAAACATAGTGACCACCAAGCTGATTAGTTCTAGATATGTCCTCATCTAATATTTCAGTTACTTCAAAGTTCTTACCTGTTCTATTACCCGGTCTTCCCTTACCATATTCAGTTAAAGTAAATACATCTCCGGCCTTTGGCTGAACTTGATTATACTGGCTTTCAAAAACGTTAGGAGTTTCTGTTCTCATTCTTTCGTTTTCACAATCTACTTGTTGTTCAGTTAATAGATTGCTATCAGTGCCTTGCGTGGCTCCTATAAATTGCGTACCAACATCCCAGAACACGCTATAGAAAGCAGATAAGTGAATATAAATTGTAATTTCATCATCTGCTTGTAAACCGAATTTAGTTAATGTATTAGCATTTTCAGATAACTCAACAAATACATTTAACTGTCTACCTGGTGCAAATACTCTTGTTGGATCTTCACCGTAGAAGTTATCAGCACTCAATACATTATATGCATTTACATAATAGGTAATCCTTGTACCGTATTGATTGATTTGTTCTCTGTAATAATTGCTATAAAGATATTCTTCATTGAATATAACTTCTTTATCAACATATCTAAAGCATGTTTGATCAGAGTCTACTATACCCGGGTAGCCGGTATCTATTTGAGGAACTGGAGTGCAATTGTCAGCCATATTATTGTTTTTCGATTACCCATTTACCGTCATTTCTATCATAGTAAAATCTTATATTCATCTTACCACCTAATACCTTTAACTCATCTACCTTAGGCATAAGACCTTTTAAGAACTTTCTTTTAATAAATTCTAAATCTTTATGATCGCAATGAAATCTACCACGTCTTTTCTTCAATGTTTCAATCTTAGGATTTGAATCTAAAGGAGTTTTGTATTTAGCTGGAACTACATTCAAGTGTTTTTTTGCAAAATCAGTACCACCTAATATCGGTTTACGATGTCTCTTAGCAATTCCTACATTGAAAAAATCTTTGAACTTATCCACAATATTATTTAATTCATTTACCTAATATCTTTAAGGATAAAAAAAAGCTTGCATTTCTGCAAGCTTTTTTATTTAGAATCCCTTTCAAACTTTTACTTAATACCGAATGCTAACTGATTGTTACCCTTAATCTTGCTATTTGGCTTGTTATGGTTTAACTTCGTTAAGTTCATACCAGCTGCTGATGGAACATCCTTACCTTTACCATCTACTCCATCTTTGATTGTCTTTGTACCTGCAGGACCTGCACCTACGTCATTCTTTGCTGTAACATCGCCAACCTTATTGTTACCTACTTTCGTTAAATGAAGACCTTTCTGATCAGGAACTTCTTCCATATGAGTTGCTTCTGCAGCTACTTCTTCATAATCTTCATCTGAATGCTCTTCTTTTTCATGTTCTTCTGCATCTTCCTCTGTACCTAAATTGTCATCTGGTGTGGTTTCATCACCAAGTTCAACTTCGCTTTCAACTTCACCACCCTCAACTTGAGCAAGAATGTCTTTTAATAGTTGTACATGCTCAGGCTTTAAGGTAATTGTTACTTCTTCACCACCCATTTCACCGGTTTCGGTGTCAACGCCAAGAGCAGCTAAGTCTTGTTCGTCTTCACTATTCATGACTTCTTCAAAAAGTTTATCGAAAGTAGATTTCATATTATTATTTATTGCTGATTTCGTTGTTTTTTCAATTTCTTTGTCAAAATTTTCCACCGACACGTTTAAATTAGCTACGTATGGCTTCTCTGCCTTGTCTTTATCAGACATTGTCTTGAGGTCAGATATGTTTCTATTAAATGCTGGACCATCAAAATTATTAACACCGTCCGGCCCGGTTAAGTTATGTTGGGCAACTGCATATGCATCTTTATCATTCATTAATTTAGGACCAGGTCCTGGTTTGGTGCTAAATTTTTGAGATCTCTTCGGAGGGTTACCATTAGTCTTTTCAGTAATAACCTTCGTTGAATATAAATCCCATATATCTAATAGATTGCTTGCTCGTGACATGTAAATATTTATATCGCTGATGCTTAAAAACAAACAAAACTATTTAAATAACCCCAATCTACCAACAGTTGATGCTCAATTTGAGTATACCCCTGATATGGTTAAGGATATTAAAAAGTGTTCCCAGAATATACTTCATTTTGCAGAAAACCATTTTCACATCGTATCATTAGATGAAGGTAAACAAACTATTGAGTTGCATTCTTGTCAAAAAAGAGTTTTGAGAAAAATGCGTGATAATAGGTTCTTTATCTTGTTAGCCAGTAGACAGATCGGTAAAACAACGTTAATGACGATATACGCTTTATGGATAGCATGCTTTCAACAAGATCAATCTATATTAATTGTAGCAAATAAAGAAGGCACAGCTATAGAAATCTTTAGAAGAATAAGACTAGCATATGAAGAACTACCAAATTGGCTTAAACCAGGTGTTAAAGAATATGGTAAAACGTCTATGAGTCTTGCAAATGGTTGTAGAATAGGTATTTCAACCACAACAGGAACTGCTGCCAGAGGTTTATCTATTAATTGTTTAATTCTAGATGAGTTAGCGTTTATTGAACCGCATTTAGTTGAAGAATTTTGGAAATCGGTATACCCCATTGTTTCATCTTCGAAGAAATCTAAAATTTTTATTGCATCTACAGCAAATGGAACTGGAAATTTGTTTCACAGTTTGTTTACAGGAGCCGAACAAGGTAAGAATGGATGGGCTTGTGATAAAATTTTATGGAATGAAATTCCAGGTAGAGATGAAAAATGGAAAGATGAAACTATAGCTACCATTGGAAGTTTAGATGCATTTAATCAAGAGTTTAATTGCGAATTTTTAGATTCCGGTGAAAGTTCTATTAATGATCAGCTTTATGAAAAACTTTCTGTTTATATTAAACAACCTATTTACGTTATGGATGATGGTTGTTATCAAATTTGGGAAGAGCCAAGTGATGATAAGATATATACAGTAGGTGTAGACGTCAGTGAAGGTATAGATAAAGATGCTTCAGTAGTTCAAATTTTAGATATAACTGATCTTACTAATATTAAACAAGTAGCATGTTATCACAATAATGGTATATCACCGGTAAACTTCTTACCCAAACTTCATGATATATTAGTACAGTGGGGTAAGCCATTAGTTTGTGTTGAAAGAAATAATTGCGGTGCTCAAGTGGTAGATGGTTTAAGATCAATATTTGATTATGACAATATTGTGTCCTGGGGTGCTGCTACCGCAGGTAGACAAAAAGATCAGTTAGGTATCGTTGTTCACACCAATACAAAGTATACAGGTGTAACCAATATGCGTTACTGGGTTAATCAATTAGAGGTTGTACAAATAAGAGATATAAACCTTTTAAAAGAGTTTAAAACATTCGTAAGACACGCAAATAGCACCTGGTCAGCTAAAAAAGGAGCCGGTTATCATGACGATAGAGTTATGAGTCTGGTATGGAGTTTAATTGTTTTAGATGAAGCGTTAGTCGATAAACACTTTGAAGTTATACAGTACGATGCTAATAAAAGACCTGTAATGCTCAAGCAATTAGATTTCGGAATTAAATATTATACCAACCCTCACTCTCTCTATAATGATAAAGACGGCACAGCATCAAGCTTACCAACTATCGTTTCTCAATCTTCGCAAGGAGATAGTGAAATTGATGATTTGTTAAGGCAAGGATATAAACCAGTAATACAATGATTCAACAACCTATACCGCAATCACAGCTTAATAAAAGTAGATTTGATAAGTTTTTACTTATTTTAAACTTACCACCAATACTAAGAAATAGTAACACTAATAATTTAAATTTACGCACCAAAGAACTAATTCAGAAAGACTCTATACAGTTTTCTGTTTATGGTTCTGTTATTCCAACTATTCAAGTTCCTGAAGTTGAAGCGCCATACGCTGGTGGTACATATAAACTATCATCTAATAGTAGACCACCATACGATAATATAACGGTCAATTTTACCATTGACAACAAGTTTAATAATTACTGGGTCATATATAAATGGTTAGATATATTAAGTGATGATGCAGGAGTTATATACAATGCTACAGAGGTTACTGACACAGGTAGAGAAACATACAAGTTAAACCCTAAATTACAACCTCAAGCCTATCAAACTGATTTTACTTTGTATGGTAAAGATGAATTTGATGGTAATATTGTTAAGTTTACCTACACGAAGGCGTTTCCTATTTCTTTAGGGTCTATCAACTACAATTATAGAGAGCCTGGTGAGATAGAAACTAGCTTTACATTCGCCTTTTCCCAGTTCCTCACCGAATTGGTATAAAAGTTGTTCGCGGAAATATAAATAATAGTATATGGCCCGCACAATCGAATCTCCAGGTGTACAAATTACAGAAATTGATCTCAGCACAAGACCAGACGTCCCAACAGGCACAAGTGTCTTAGTAGCAGGTTTCGCTGCTCAAGGACCGTCTGATGAAGTTGTTGAGGTTACGAGCTTGTCAGAATTTACAAATATTTACGGTCAGCCACAAACCCCAGCTGAAAGATATTTTTATCACTCTGCTGCACCTCTCTTTAATACAGCAGGAAGAGTTTACACATATAAATTACCATACGGTGCAGGGGCAGGAACAGGATTCGGCTTAAACTACGGCGCACTTGTTTATCCAGTAAGACCTGTTACTATTGATTATAGTAACCCAGCTACTTACGGGAACACATTATCAAGATTTAGCACATTATCAGCTAACGTTTTATATCTAGTTGGCAAACCAACACACTTTGAATTAACTTCAGATCAATATAATAGTATTTTACAAGGATCGTTCCAATGGTCAGATGTACCAGGAACGTCTTTTAATACAATAGCCGACTTTGGCAAAGCAGGTATGATCGTCCTCAATAAAGGCCAAACATCAGTCAATGATATGTTTGAGGGCTACTATATAGGTGCAGTCGATAATTCAAACCTAACACCTGCTTCTGACTTTACAGCTGTACTTAACGTATTATCGTTATCAAATAGTGCACTTGCAACAACGAACTACTTAACAGTTCCTTCTACAAGGTTAAATTTCGCACTTTCATCTCAGTCTGATAACATTCCAACAACTGATACAACAGGTAATCGTGGTTCTAGCGTTTCACAGGTACTTGAAAATGCTTCTACCTTTGACCTATTCGGTGATACGTTTAACGACTCAATCATCTTCGGTGTATTCAAGTTACAACAATCAGTATTTTCACCAACAACAATCAAGCTTGATTACGTGTTCAGTGAAAAATACGTTGGGTCATTTGACTATTGGAGACAAATCAATTCACAAAATGGTGGCCAGCCAGAAAACTTCTTCCTACCATCAAAGGATGATGCATCACCAAATGTTACAATATTAATTAACGATTATATTTCCCATAAGAACGGCCAAACATGGTTAACAACAGCTGGTGTTCCTTCTAACATGGTAAGATTAGTAACAAACAACTATGCAACTAATGCAGGTGCATCAACGTTGTTAAGAACATTATCTACATCTTATGGTATTGTTAACCCAGCTACTGCAACAGCTCAAGCTAATTCATTAGCTCTTGCATTAACCGGTGCATACGCTGGTATTGGACCGGCAGACAACTTATTTACAGTTGGTGCTTATTCTAATACAGATGTAAAGACAAAAGACCTTGGATCAATTCCACAAAAGCTCGATCGTTTATTTGATGTTGCAGAAAATACAGAATTATATGATATCGACCTTTCTATCGACGGTGGTGTATCAACAATATTTGCTGTAAGCCAATACATCAAGTCAACACCAAGCTTATCTGCAACAGTGAATTACTTTGATGATACAGTGTTTGTTGCACCAATTACAGGTCTATATACAACTGTACCAGAAAATATCACACCAGAAGCTGCTACATTCAAAGCTAACTACTTAACAATTATTAACAGATATGCAGATTTTGCTGGTTTAGCAAGAAAAGATCATCTCTTTATTGCCGACTTACCAAGAAACATATTTGTACAAGGTCAAAACTTCTTACCATTAACAAATCCAAATTACAATTTCTCGTTGAACATCTACTCACCGATCAGAAATGTAATCAACCCACTCAATACAAGCTATTCTACAACATACGCTAATTGGGCTAAGGTGTTTGACAGCACATTACAAGACTTCTGCTGGGTACCATTCTCAGGATTTGCAGCCGCAGCAATGGTAAATACAGATACATTATATCAACCATGGTTTGCACCAGCCGGTTTCGTAAGAGGTAACGTACCAGGGGTTACAGAACTTGCTATTGTACCAAAACAAAAGCAAAGAGATCAATTATATAAGATCTCAACTAACCCAGTAACGTTCTTCCCGAATGAAGGCTTTGTAATTTACGGTCAAAAGACTTTATTAAAGCAACCAAGTGCATTCGATAGAATTAATGTAAGACGTCTATTCTTAAATCTTGAAAAAGCTACAGCAAATACGGTAAAATTCTTCGTATTTGAACCAAATACGCTTTTAACAAGAACAAGAGTAGTAAATGCATTAACACCTATCTTTGAAAATGCTAAGAACACTGAAGGATTATTCGACTACTTAATTGTATGCGATGAAAGAAATAATCCTCCAGCTGTAATCGATGCAAATGAATTAGTCGTTGACATTTACTTAAAGCCAGTTAGAACAGCAGAGTTTATTCTTGTTAACTTCTATGCTACAAGAACAAGCACAAACTTCCAAGAACTAATTAGCTAATAACTTATATGGTTAAAGGTCAAACAATATTCTTCACAACATCATTCGATTCAAACGAACGCCACGGGGTTATCCAAGAGGTAACCTCCGTGGGGTTTCTTATTAACGGGGTTTGGTATTCAAAAAAAGATGTTAATGTAAAAAACGTGTTATTAGATAGTAGAAATGAAAGTTCTAGCCAACAATTAATACTTGGCTAAGTGAGTAAAAATGCTACTAAAACATAAATAATATTATGGCAGACGTAAAACAAACAATATCGGACTTTTACACACAGGCACAAACAAGAGATTTCTCACGTACAAATCTTTTCAGAGTGCTTAACATCAATTTCGGTGACGGTAGCACGCAGGTGATTGGTGAAAATGATTTAGTTTATGCAAGAACAGCTTCTTTACCTGCTAAAAGCATAACATCTAACGCCGTGCCTTATATGGGTCTTAACTTTAACGTGCCAGGTGTTGCTCAATACCCAGGCAGTGATGCATATGTTATTAATTTTTATGCTGACGCTGCTCAAGAATTGAGAGAAAAGTTTTTAACTGTTGTTAATGATACGTTTAACGATGCAACTACAACAGGTAATTACTTTACACCGAAGCAATCAGCTGTAATTGATTTAGTTCAATTAGATAAACAATTAGTTAAGATTGCTCAATACCAATTAGTAGGTGTTGCTATTAAAGAAGTCGGTGCATTAGCTTACGATATGACATCAACAGGTGATATTCAAAACTTTGATGTTACATTAACATATCACTACTTCCGTAAAACAGCTTAAGCTATAATATAGATTATAACAAACATACCGTACAGTTATTGTACGGTATTTTTATGCTTAAATATTTGTATGCCCGGTATTTTAAATGCAATAGGTAATGCTACAGCTGGTTTAGCTACTATAGGCGGTGTTACCAATCAAGGAGGATTAGCAGCTCCAAGTGTAGTTGTATCAAATTTTGCTGTACCAGGTATACCACTGATTAGTTTTAGAGACTATTTCCTTACTTCATTAGAATCATGGTTCGCCTCTATACCTCTACGTACGCAATTTATTGTACTTATAGAAAGTTTCCCTGATGACTTAAACACAGCATTTTTACAACAGTTAGAACCTGTTAAAGGTGATAAGAAAGCTTGGGATATAGACAAAGGTAAAGGTGTTTTGACTTCTTACCCGTTTAATGATGTTATAGGTTGCCTATTTGTAGATGGCGCTAGCATACCAACGGAAACCTTGAGCGTTAATTCTGCAGCTATTACTAATAACAGAGGTTTTATACAAGGGAGTTTACTTGAAAATAGAGAAGCTTTTGCAAGTAACATGCTTACGTTGCAAATGAGAGAGACCAACACATCGTTTGTTGACGTGGTAATGAGACCGTGGGTAATATTAGCTGCTCATAGAGGGTTTATAGCAACGTTACCAGGTCAAAGTTCCATTAAAACTAATATTACCATAATACAATATGGTAAGACCTTTCAAAACGTATCTCAAATACCTAGAAAGGTTTGGAAATATTACAATTGCGTTCCAACCACTGTTGATACTCGTAATTTAACATATGATAAGGAAGATATAGAGTCATATGATGTAAGCTTTTTATACGATACATATACCGTTGAAAATAATCTATATATTCCTTTACCAGACATTATTTCAAAGATCGGTAAAGGGAACATTCCTAGAATATCACCGTTACAAAGATGATATCGCCTTTTTTTAGTTATTATAAAGATAACAAGCAGTATAAAATTAAGGAAATTTCCTTTAACCAATTTAAACACCTTAATAAACATTTATTGAATGAGGATTTAAAAGAACTGCAAATAGTTTTTGACGATCTTTGTAAGGTTATTACACCTCATCTTAGTTTAAACTGTTTAGAAAAGTTTTACTGTTTAATGGTTTTAAGAACGATGACTCATGGCAATGATTTTTCATTTAAATTGGATGAAAAGTTAGTTAATGTAAATTTAAACTTACTCCTTGACAAGATAAATTTTAAATTTGACAATGTTGAATATAGTCACGAAAATTTAAAATTGTATTTTAACTTACCCAAACAATTTATACACAGTACTATAATTGACTTAGTTATAGACTGTTTGGTTGCAATAGAAATAAATGGTAAAATGTATGACTGTTTTGATCTTAGTATGGAGCAAAAAAGTTTAACCATTAATCAACTAACTATACCTGTAGTTGAGATTAGCAAAACATTGCAAGATTATTTCGCAGAGTATAATTTCGTGTTTAGTAAAGATTTTACATTTAGTATATTGGATGGCTCGTTATTGTTAATGCTAAGACGATTGTTTTATCTTGATATGTCGTCTTTATATGATTTTGAATATAGCTGTATACGTAGTTTAAGTCTTAAAAGCCAAGACTTTGATAACTACACGCTGCCAGAACTCAGGATATTTTTACAGCTATTAACAAAGGAACTTAAAAACAAGCAACCTAGTAACGAGTTGAATAGTTAAAACAACAAGTAAATACAGATATGAGCAATAATAATTTTAATGAT